ACTGGGGCATCGACTCCAGCGCCTTCACTGCCGAGGTCTACGCCTTCGTCCGGTCTCAGGCCGGCCGGGGCAACGTCCACGCGATCGACGGCCAGGACAGCTATTCGGGGGCCTTCCTCGGCCTCGGCAACAAGGACTCGACCGCCAAGGGCAAGAAGCTCCGGCGTGGCCTGAAGACGGTCCGGGTCGGCGCCTCGTTCGCCAAGCAAGAGCTGATGGGCTGCCTGGGTCTGCAGCGCCCCTCGGGCGACGCGCCGTTCCCGGCCGGCTTCGTCCACCTGCCGCGAGACATTCCCGAGGACGGTGTCCGGCAGCTGACAGCCGAGGAGCTGGTCGTCAGCGTCAGCCGCGGCCGTACCCGGCGTGAGTGGGTGCCGATCGGCGGACGCCGCAACGAGTGGCTGGACTGCGCGAACTACGCCCGCGGGCTCGCGGCGATGCGCGGCTGGGACCGCTGGCGCGAGACCCACTGGCGCGGCCTGGAGGATGCCCTCGGCATCCAGAGGACCACGATCGCACCGGCGGCAGAGATCACGACCCCGGCCGTAGCCGCGGGCTCGCTCGCCGACCGGAACCTGAAACGCATGGCCCCGCGCAGCCGGGTCCGCAGCCGGACGAGGTAGAGCATGGCGGACGATCCTGCCCGCGATCTCGCGCGGCTGCGCGCTCAGGCAGTGAAGCTTCGCGGTCACATGGCATCCGGCATCCTCACGGTCGAGGGCGCCGACGGCACCGGCCGCGTGACGTACCGGAGCTATGCCGAGATGCGGACCGCGCTCGGCGTCCTGAGCCAACAGATCAGCGCGCTTTCCGCTCAGGTCGAAGGCGCCATCTCCCGGCGCCGCACCAACCAGATCGTCATCACGAGTCGCAGCGGGTGGTGAGCGTGCCCAGCTACGGCAACGGCTACCGCAATGTCAGCGTCACCCTGAAGGGCAGCGCTGCCCCGGCGCCGCTCGCCATGAGCCTGTCGGGTGAGGGCAGTGGCGCTCTGGCGGAGTCTGGCCCCTACGACGTCGCGGGCGGCGTCGGGCGACGCTCGCGCTCCTGGCGTGTCGGCTCGTGGGGCCCGAACTCGGCGATCACCTACGCGCTCGACGAGCTGCGCCGGAAGTCGCGCGATCAGGCCCGCAAGAACCCCTATGCCGGCGCCGCCATCGACAAGCTCGTCTCGAACATCATCGGCACCGGCATCACGCCGCGCTCCATCGCCAAGCGCCCGACGGACCACCTTGCCCCCGAAGAGGCGAAGCGGATCAAGAAGGAGGACGCGGCTTTCCGCGCTGAGATCCAGCGCCTGTGGCTGGCCTGGACGGACGAGGCCGACTCAACCGGCGCGCACGACTTCTACGGCATGCAGGCGATCGCCGCGCGCGGCATGATCGAGGGCGGCGAGACCTTCGTCCGGCTGCGCACCCGGCGCGCCTCCGACGGCCTCACGGTGCCGCTGCAGCTTCAGGCGATCGAGGGCGACCACTGCCCGCACCTCAAGACCGAGCCCGCGAACCGGATCCGGCAGGGTATCCAGTACGACGCGATCGGGCGCCGCATCGGGTACCACCTCTACCGGGAGCATCCCGGCGACGGTGCGTTCAACACTGACAGCTTCGACACGACCCTCGTCCCGGCGGCCGACGTCTGCCACCTCTATCGGGCGATGCGGCCCGGGCAGGACCGCGGCGAGCCCTGGCTCGCGCGGGCGCTGCGCACCCTCTACGACCTCGACGGCTACCTTGATGCCGAGCTTGTCCGGAAGAAGAACGCCGCCCGCTTCGTCGGCTTCATCAAGCGCGTCCTCGACGATGGGGCCGACGGCGCAATCGGCGGCGGGCCGCTCGGAACCGACGCCCCGGATGACAACGGCGCAGCGCCGCTAGACCTCGAGCCCGGCACCTTGCAGGTGCTGGCCGACAACGAGGATGTCACCTTCGCGGAACCGCCGGACAGCGGGCCGAACTTCGACGCCTACCTGCGCACCGCGCTCCGCGGCGTCGCGGTGGCCGCGGGCCTGCTCTACGAGGAGCTGAGCGGCGACTACGGTCAGCTGAACGACCGGACCCTGCGCGCGGCGCTGAACTCGTTCCGCCGCTCGGTGGAGATGTGGCAGCACCACCTCGTGGTCTACCAGCTGTGCCGGCCGGTCTGGCGCCGCTGGGTCGATCTCGCCTTGCTCTCCGGCGCGCTGAAGCTGCCCGAGGGCATGCGCCGCGAGGACGTCTACCCGGTGAACTGGATCCCGCAGGCGTGGCCGTACATCCACCCCGTGCAGGACGTCGAGAGCAAGACGAAAGAGATCCAGGCGGGTCTGTCCTCGCGCAGCCGGAAGGTCGCCGAGGGCGGCTACGACACCGAGGAGATCGACGCCGAGAACGCGGCCGACAACACTCGGGCCGACGAGCTGGGCCTTGCCTACACCAGCGACGGGCGCAGCGCGGTGGACCCCGCGCCGGCTGAGCCGCCCGACGAAGACCCCACGCCGAACACCTGACAGGAGCCGCCATGACCGTGCTGGTCAATGGAAGCGAGATCGTGCTCTCGGGCACGGTCGGCGATCTCTATTGGGACGAGTGCTTCACCGCCTCGGACGTCATTCTCGCGCTGGCCCAGGTCGGCCGCGGGCAGGACGTCACCATCCGCCTCAACAGCGGCGGCGGCATCGCCACCGAGGGCGCGGCGATCCACTCCGCCATCGCCGCACATGGCGGGCGCAAGACCATCGTCGTCGAGGGCATCGCCGCCTCGGCCGCCTCCGTCATCGCGATGGCCGGCGACGACGTGGTGATGTCGCCCGGCGCGCTGATGATGGTGCACGATCCCTCGGGCTTCACCTTCGGCACCGTCGACGACCACGAGAAGCAGATCACGGCGCTGACCGCGCTCGCGACGGCGATGGCCGGCATCTACGCCGAGAAGACCGGCAAGGGTGTCGACGAGGTCCGCGCCGACATGCGCGCCGAGATCTGGATGACGCCGGAAGAGGCAGTCTCCGGCGGCTACGCGGACCGCGTGCTGACCCGGGCCTCGGGCGCCGATCCCGAGCCGCAGCCCACGGCCTTCGACTACCGCCTTTTCGAACATCCGCCGGAGCGCCTGGTCGCCCTGTCGGATCGGCGTGCGTGGACCAACCGCGCCCGCCCCACTGCGGCCTCGCCGGCCGTCCCCCAGCGCCAGAAGGAAAACACCATGGCGAACGAACCGGCGGGCAACGGTCCCGCCATCCCCCCGAACCCGTCTGCGGCGCTCGCCGCAGCCGTCAACGGATCCACGACAGACGTCTCGACGGTCTCGCGTGCCGACGCATCCGAAATCGCCCGCCTGTGCACCGAGGGCGGTGTGCCGGCCATGGCCGCGAGCCTGCTCGCTGAGGGCGTCAGCGTCGCCGAGGCCAAGACCCGGGTCGGCGCCGCCGGCGAGATCCGCAACCTCGTGGCGCTCGCTCGTCGCAAGGATCCGACGCTGCCGGACACCCTCGATGCGACGATGCTCGCCGAGGGCAAGACCGTGGAGCAGGCACGCGCCGCGCTCTTCGACAAGCTCGTGGCCGCCGAGGAGCAGACCTCGATCGCGTCCCACGTGCCCGCCGCCGGTGACGCTGCCCGGGGGGCGCCCAAGCCCGTCGATCTCGTCGCCGACATGAAGCGCCGTCACGGCATCACGGCCTGAGGAGGATCATTCGATGGCCCCCAGAACCCTCACCTACAAGACCGATTCCGACGTCGTGAAGAACGAGGGCCGGAACCGCATCAGCCGCGACGAGGGCACTATCGCCAACGGTAGCGGCATCCTGCGCCCGGGCGTGGTTCTCGGCCGCATCACGGCATCCAGCAAGTTCGTCCCGCTTGCCCCAGCAGCGAGCGACGGCTCGCAGAACGCCGCCGCCGTGCTCCTCGAGAACGTCGACGCGACGTCCGCCGATCAGCGCGTCGTTGTCCTCGCCCGCCACGCCGAGGTGGTCATCCAGTCTCTGGAATGGCCCGCCGGCATCACCGCAACCCAGCAGGCGGCCGCCCTGGCCGCTCTCGAAGCCAAGGGCGTCGTCGCCCGCAATGGGGTCTGACCAATGGCAACGCCGCTTGATCTTCTCGACGCTCCCGAGTTCGCCGACGACCGGCTGACCGAGAGCATCAATATCCCGCCCTACGCGACCGGCCGGCCGGCGCAGCTCGGCATCTTCACCGACACGCCGATCAACACGACCTATGCCCGCATCGCCATCGAGGAAGGGGAGATCACCATCATCCCCGACCGCGAGCGCGGCGGGCCGGGCAACAAGAACCTCGGCACGGATCGGCAGGAGACCCTGGTCCGCATCCCGCACTTCCCGCTCGACGACGCGATCACGCCGTCCGACCTTCAGAACCTGATGGTCTACGGCAACGGCTACGTGCTGCAGACGCTGGCAAACGTCTACAACCGCAAGCTGGAGGCGATCCGCGCCAAGCACGACGCGACCCACCACCACCTCGATTGGGGTGCCCTGCACGGGCTGGTGACAAGCGCGTCGGGTCGGGTGCTGTGCGACCTGTTCGAGACGTTCGGTATCACGCAGAGCGTCATCGATTTCGACCTCGACAACGATGCGACCGACGTCGCGGCGAAGAACCGTGCGCTGAAGGCCATCATCCGCAAGGCGCTGCGCGGGCAGCCGGCCAGCGGTGTCCGCGTCCTGGCCGGCGCCGGGTTCTTCGATCGCTACGTCAGCCACCCGAAGACGCTGGATGCACTGAAGGCATACGCCGGCCCGACCGTGAACCCGGGCCGCGACGATGTCGCAGACAGCTTCACCTTCGCCGGCCTGACCGTCGAGCGCATCGACGAGGATTTCCGCTACCGTCAGCCGGACGGAACCTTCATCACGCGTGAGGCCGTCGCGGACGACGAGGCGATCGCGATCCCGCTCGGGACGCCGCTGTTCAAGCGCTATGTGGCGCCGCCGGACAGCATCCAGGAAGCGAACATTCCGCCCGCCGCCAAGGTGTTCGTCTCCACCGACCTGCTGCCGCACGGCAAGGGTCAGGAGATCCACACCGAGTCGAACGTGCTTCCGATCTGTCTGCGCCCGGACGTGATCGTGAAGCTCACCCGCACCTGAGGGAGGCTCGCATGCACGTCCGCATCAAGAAGTCCTACGACTTCACCAACGACCGCGGCGAGAAGATCACCGCGCCCCGCGGCTGGATCGGCGATCTGCCGGACCGGCACGCGGAGGCGGCGATCAAGTCCGGCCATGCCGTTCCCGGCAATCCTCAGGCGCTGCCCGAGGGCGATCCGGAGCCCAACCCTGATGGGCTCGACGCGAAGACCAAGGCCGAGCTGGAAGCTCTGGCCAAGGAGCGCGGCATCGACGTCTCGGCGGCCAAGACCAAGGCCGACCTGGTCGAGGCGCTGCGCAAGGCGTGAACGCCTTCACCATCATGGTCGACGCTCAGTTTGAGGATCCGAACCTCGGGCTGGATGCGATCTGGCGCGCGGGCGGTGCCGCTACCGGCCTGCCCGTGCGCGTCCGTCGGCGCTCGCCCGAGGCGATCATCGGCGCGGCAGGCAATCAGTTCGACCTCGACGCCATGCTGATCGACGTGCGCCTCTCAGAGGTGGCGGCGCCGGCCGAGGGCGACGAGATCGACCTGCTCGACGAGGACGGCGCGGTGACCGAGACGGTGCAGGTCATCGGCCTCGCGCGGATCGACACTCGGCGGCTGGTGCGCACCTGCGAGGTGGCACCCGTGCTGCCGGATGATCCCGACGAGGACGACGAGCCGTGAGGTTCAAGGCCACCGCCGCCGACCCGCGTGCGGCGCTGAGCGGAACGGAGAAGCAAGTCGCGCGCTCGGTCACAGCCGGCATGCGCCAGATCACCGAGGGCCTGAAGGAGGATCTGCGCGCCGACGTGCGCGAGTCCGGCCTCGGCCAACGCCTCGCCAACACTTGGCGTGGCCAGACCTTCCCGCGGACGGGCGAGAGCGCGGAGGCTGCGGCCTACGTCTCGACCAATGCCCCGAAGCTCATCGACGCCTTCGACCGTGGCGTCACCATCACCGCGCAGGGGCGCAAGTACCTTGCGATCCCGACCCCGGATGCCGGCGTGCGCCAGATCTCCCGGCGCCGCTCCAAGGGCTCGACCGGTAACACGCTGTCGCCCGCCGCCTGGGAGCGCGAGACCGGCGTGAAGCTGCGCTTCGTCCCGAGCAAATCGGGCGGCGTGCTGGTGGCTGACGCGTTCTACCGGCGGCAGGCTGCCCGCTACCAGGGCCGCAAGTCCTTCCGCGCGATCAAGGAGGCCGGGCCAGACAAGGGTCGGTCCTTCGTCGTGATCTTCGTGCTGGTGAAGCAGGTGAAGCTGCGCAAGCGGCTGGACATCGCCACCACCGCCAAGCGCTGGGCCGACCGCGTGCCGGGCGCCATTGCCGCGAACTGGGAAGCCTGATGCCGAGCAAGCGCGAGCAGGTGATCGAGGCCGTGGCCGCTCTGGTGAAAGGGGCGCTGCCGAAGGCGACCCACTACCGCAATGAGGTCAAGCAGAGGACCATCCCGGCGAACGGCTACGTCAACGTTGACGACGGCGACCCGGGCGAGCCCGAGGTGACGCTGAACCCGACGACTTGGATCTACGAGCACGAGCTGCCGGTCGAGGTCGCGGCGAACGCCTATGGCACCAAGACCGCTGAGCAGCGGCTCGATGCCATGCTGCAGGCCATCGGCACCGCTGTCGCGGCCGACCGGACCCTCGGCGGCCTCTGCGACTACCTGCAGGTCAGCGCCGCCAGCACCGAGCCCCTGACCGCCGAGGGCGCCAAGGTCTCCCGCCTCGCCGTCGTCGGCATCACCGCCGTCTACGGCACCACCGACCCCCTGAACTGAACAGTAGGAGAAGAGCGATGGGCGGACGCGCGCGCGGCTCAAACGCCATTCTGGCAGCGGCTTTCGAGACGACTTACGGAACCCCGCCCAGCACCGGTTATCGGAAGCTACCATTCGTCTCGTCGCGGCTTGGTGAGGAGCAGAACCTCATCACCTCCGACCT